CAAAATATTTACATTTTCAATAGGACCAGAATAAATCTTATCAAAAGTTTTATAGTTAGAAATTTCGACACCATTAATCAACATTCCAGTTGTTCCTGGAATTGTTTTTTCTCCAGTTCCGTTCTTAATATTTGGATTTAGAGTAAATTTCTTTAAAACTTTTTGTGGATTTATCGTCCTCGATTTTTGGGAATATAAAACAAAACTATGTGTTTCTAGTGGTGTTGTTGAGGACTCAAACTGAATGGCATTAGAATCAGAATCTAAAAATGAGTTGGAAGTGAAAAGTTTTATCTTTTTGGGGTTGGATAAAACTTTAACATAGTAAGGACCTTCAGGTAATCCATTGAGAGGGGTTCCAGATGCTCTGTATTGGATCCTTTCTCCACTAATGAAGGGAGCATTAGTATCAAATAATATAGAGGTATATAAACCAGTTGCAGGATCTAAATCCGATAGACTTCCGGAAGTTGCAGAAATCGATGCCGAATTCAAAGTTTTTGTTATTTTATAAGTAAATGTATTTCCAAATCCATTTCCCCAAGAGGGAAGAGAATTTGATGCAACATATGCATAATCATCATTATCATTATCTAAGTATAGATTTTGAACATCTGAAATAATACTATTATTTCCATATTTAAATGGGACAGAGGCACTGTTTGCCTTGTTGATCTTTCTTCTTATCTTGTAAGTTTTACTTGAAACTGGACTGAATCCAGTTAAATTTCCTATAGATAATGATTTGGATTGTAGAGGTATATCGGCATCAATATATGGGTTAGTTGAAAATTCGGTTGGAAACACAACAGTGTTTGTTGTTTCATCTATAAACTCTACAAGATCTCCTCTTTTAAACTGAGATTTGTCTACAGTCGTTTTTAATATAACTGATGTCCCATCAAAAGAATCGATACTGACAGAAGAACTAGTGTTGTAGATCCAAGAATTTGCAAAAATTTCTTTATACGTTTTATTTTGTTCTGGATTTTTGACTAAAGTACCAACATTTTTAACAGTTATTATATCACCTTCATTGACAGAAATAGTTTTTGACTTTTGTACAAAATCAGATAAAACACCAGTAAGTCTCAAAACAACTTTCTTTGTGATATCACCATCTTCATAGGTAAAGTAAGTATCATCAGAATGAATATTATCAGTGGCAGTAATATCACTAGTAACTCCAGAACATCCTAAAAACTGATTAATACTTTTGTCAGAGTATGTGATAATATTTGATCCAGAATACAATATACCCGTTTGTCCAAATCCGATGGTGGAATCTACAGATATTACCGAAGATCCTATACTTATATTCTCTAAAACTTTTGAACTAGGTGTAACTGAAAAATTTCCTTGAACACTACTATTGTCATCATATCCAACGAATAATCCGATTTTAAAATATTGCTTTTGATTTCTTGTAAATGCTTCAACAGAAGATATCGATGCATTAGTAGCATCATCTGTCGTTTTTGTTAATGTTTGACCAACTATTTTTAATGGATTGCCGGAAATAACCTCAGCAACACATATTTCCCTTCTAATAAACTCTGCATCAGAAGGCTTAATCAAATACTCTTCAAGATTGATAATCCTTGGGTTCTCTCCATATAATACATTGAATAAAATCCTAAACGAATCATCTGTTCCTTTTGATTCGTAGAAAGACCTTGCTTCTTTAATAAAGTTTCCAACGTTTATTTTGGAATCAAAAACTCTATCCTCAAATCCTGGAGTATATGTAAATTTTAATTTCTTATAAAATTCTTTTAAAAATAGTGAACTTAAGTTCTGTATTTTTACACCACCACTATGGGATGCTGCGGTTGATGTAGAGAATACTAACTCTTCTTCATTTAAATCTGCATGATAACTGGTAATACCAGAAAAACCACGAACACAACCAGTAAAAGTATTTGATGTAGTACCAGTATAAGTTATAATCTCACTGTCTATTTTTAAAAGTCCGTACTGATTAGGAAATCCTTTTGTACTTGAAACAGTAATAGTAGTATCATCTACACCAATATTAGATGATAGTGTGGTAAATCCAACAACCACATCTGGGGTGAGGTTATCTACCTTTAAATATTCATCTAAATTTTCTACAATATCAACAGGTCCGCCTTGATATTCTTGAGAAATGTAATATTGCTTTAAAAAATCTACTGCCTTTGGACTTTCATCCAAGACAAATTCTGGTAACTGATTGGAAATTATGTCCTGAATCTTTACTCTAGATTCAATCCCAGTCTGTATCATACTACTCTCTGATTAAACTTCCGTTTGAATAACTTGATGTGTAAAAATCTCTGTTGAAAACAGTTCCAGATATTTCATCACCAGATGAAATAACATCTTTAATCATATTTATTTTGGTTTTTGACATATCAAAATTGAGATAAAGATCTCTCAAACCAACTACATCATTGGACTCTGGGAAAGCCTGTATTTCTATAACATTATTTGGTTTTACCGTAGAAACTATATTTACTGTTCCTAGGTTGATTTCACCCTTTACATAATCAACTGTCCCTGCAGACTTGGCAATAACTCTTACAGAACCATCCGGAATATTTTTAACAATTGATAAAATTCCCGTTTTTTTATCTGCATTTGGAACATCAGTCAAATAAACAATATCAGATTCACCAGATATTCTAAATCCGGTCGATTTAATATTTTTGCCTTCATCCGAAACATGGAATTGGTTACCAAAACACAACTCATATTGTGCGAACTGATTTAACAGTGCTACCAAGTTTCTTCTTATTTTAATTCTTGTAATATTCGATGTTACGGCAGTATCAGTATCATCAATAGTTCTTAAAACTTTACTGTATCTGAATCTACCACCAAACTTATTCAAATCACTTGATTGTGAATAACTTGTAAGTGAGTTGGATATTTTTGTTTTTAGATCATTTGCAGTTGATACCATAGAGTCATTATAATAAACAAATGAATCTGCCTCAACATATAATATTTTGAGATCGACTATTTTTTGATTAATACCAGAAATAGAATACTGTTTTAGTTTTGATAAAATCCTCGATTTATTAAAGTCGGATACTAAGAATCCATTCTTTGGTTTAATTGAAATTTGAACCGTACCAAAAGCAGGAGGGTCTAGTTCTTCACCACCAACAACTGATACTGATTCAGTATCTGGATAAATCGTTTTTATAATTGTTTCATAGTCACGTCCAGTAACTGCCCTATTCTGTGCAGAATAAATCCTGGGCGCAAAATACTTGATAGAATCTATGGTTTCAATTTCTGATCCATTCTGAGATGATTGTACTGTTGTAACAGTGAATGGTTGGGGTGAGACTGGATTACCATTACTATCAACTATTCTTCCAGAGAAAGAGAAGTTCGTGGATCCATTACCCTCCTTCCCATCTGTAACCAAATAGTTTACCGTAATAATTTCACCAGTTTCTAATTTTCTACCAATTAGTCCATCACCAAATAAGAGTTGATATTTTTCATCCTGAATTTCTTGAATCAAGTAAATATACGAAGATCCAGTTACATCAGTAATATTATTGATCAACTTATATTCTACACCTAATCCAGAATCTCCTTCTTTCTTTACATATACTTTAATTGTTGATGTATCAATAAAAGAGTTGTCAAGAATAAATCTCTGGTCAAGAGAAGAATCGACAACAAATTGCTTTGTAAGATATGTTCCTTGACTTACTTCAATATTTTCAAATGTTGCAGTTCTTTGGGTCGTAGGAACACCATCTATTGTAATGTCCGTTACTGTAGTTGGTAACTGAATATCCTCTAAAATTGAAAATGTATATGACGTATCATTCGTATTTCCAACACAAGTAAGACCTCTTTTCAATACGAGTGTTGGTGTGGTTGTATTTCTTACACTCACTGTAAAGGTAACAGATGCCTTTGCAGCAGTTCTTGACTTTGGTACGTATCCAATGTTCCTTGCGAGGGATACAACGTTCTCACGGAGGGTTGCAGAGTCTAAGAAAGACTCATTTACAACCATATTAGAGTTGAATGCAGTGATATATGTGTTGTATGCAAGAGTATCGATCAATACGGAAAAATTAGAGCCCTCAAAATCAAATCCTGTAAAATCAGAATTAGCACGGAGATAACTCCGAATGGACTCTTTTATTTGATCGAAATCGAGATCTGTAAATTTTGTAAAAGGCATATTATCTGGTTGCCTCTAATAGGAACGAATATTCTTGTGTCGGAAACTCTTGACCGATAATATCAAAAACTACGGTAACTTCGAATTCATTTTGATCTGGTCTTGGGAAGACTTCGACTTGTAAATTATCAACTCTTGGTTCAAAATTTTCAATCGATGTTTGAATTTGATCACTGATTACTGATGCAGTACCAAAATCAACAAACTCAAAAAGACTTCCTCTTACGTCAGATCCAAATAATGGATTAAAAAACTTTTCGGTGGGTATCGTTTGGACAATATTTCTCACAGACCTACGAATTGCTGCCTCATTTTTGAGTACAGGTAAGTCTTTAGTAACAGGATGTGGGTTA